AGGTAACGTGGCTCCGGGCGGACAACAAACGGATCCCCGGGTGGCAAAACGTCCGGCGGGGACTACGAGGCCACCACGCCGACGGTTCCGAACCCCTCCTCTACTTCCTGGAGACATGTCACGATTCAATCCGAACAATCCCTTTGGTCCAACATGATGAGAGGAAGGCAGAAGACCTCGACACCGAGTCCGAGGACCATGCGGTGGATGAGCTCCGGTATGCCGCGTCCGGCCGTCCCTTCACAATTGACGCAAAGCCCACGGAGGGCCTAGTATTGGACGGCGCGCGAGCTATGCCCCAATTCACCGAGCTGCTGGCGGCGCAACGTCGCAAACGAATGCAAGCAGCCTCATGAGGGGCAGAGCGGAGTCTTGAATGGCTAAGAGTGATCCTGTTGCGCCCGCGGGGCAGCAACCACCCCTCCCGCGCGTCTGGTTGGAGCGGGTCGAGAGTCGAGTACGAACCCTCTCCAAAGATTGGCTCAAAGAGGCCAACAAAACCCAGGACATCTACGACGCCAAGGACCCGCAGAAGTACCCCTTCAACATCCTCTACTCGAACACCGAGACGATCCTTCCCGCTCTCTACAATTCGACTCCGAGGCCCGAGGTCGCGCGCCGTTTCACTTCCTATCAGGAGAAGAAAGCCCCCATCGACGGAGCTGTATCTCAGACCATCCAACGGTCGCTGGAGTTCCTGGCGGATACCAACCAATCCGACTACGAGACCTTCAGCGGAGCGGTTCGGGCGGCAGTGATGGGCATGTTGGTCCCGGGGATGGGGCAGGTGCGGGCCCGCCTCCACGAGGAGGGTTCCTATCAAACTGTCTGCTTCGATTCAGTACCTTTTGACAGGTTTGTATGGGCCTACGCCCGCAAGTGGGAGTCGGTGCCCTGGGTGGCCTTTGGGCATGACCTCTCCCGAGTTGACTTCGAATCCACGTACCCCGAGTTCGCCCGCTCGGAGGACTACAAAGGGTTCGATTGGAAGGCATTGGAGGATGAGGCGCGGGACCGCTCCCGAGAGGAGGCGGAAGAGTCGCTGCCGCGCGCGGAGGGCCCCGTCTTGCTGGTGTGGGAGATCTGGGACTACGCCACCAAGTCCATCCTGCATGTGTGCTCCACTTTTCCCGGGAAGACCCTGCTGGAGGAGCCCTACCCGTCGGCCTTGACGAGCCGATTCCCCTGCCCACAGCCCCTCCTCTTCGCCCGCAAGGGCCGCTCCCTAACCCCCATCCCACCCTACACCTTCTACGAGAAACAGGCGGAGGAGCTGAACGATATCACCCGCCGGATGCGCCGCATCGTGAGAGCCATTCGCGCCCGCGGTGTCTACAACAGTCTCTTCGGCGAGATCCAAACCCTCCTCAACGAGGATGACGACAATGTGTTGGTTCCATCGGAGGGCGCACAGGCTTTCCAGGATAGTGGACTCGACAAACAGATCTGGTTCATGCCAATCGACATGCTTGTGAGCACCTACCTCCAGCTGCGGCAGGCGCGCGACGAGTGCAAGCAATCCATCTACGAAATCATGGGCATTGGGGACATTCTCCGCGGCTCCTCCGATCCCAATGAGACCGCAAAGGCCCAACAGATCAAGAACACCTGGGGCTCCCTGCGCATTAAGAAGGGTCAGGTATTGGTGCAACAGTTCTGCCTGGACCTCTTCCGCATTGCGGTGGAGTTGGCGACCGAGTACTTCACGCCCGCGACTTGGCAGCAGATGACCCAGCTCCCCTACCTCTTCGAGGCACAGAAGGGTATGTTGCAGGCCCAGCAGCAACAGTGGCAGATGGCTGCCGCGCAGGCCCAGCAGATGGGCCAACAACCACCGCCTTCCCCACTCCCCCCGGAAGCGCAGGCTCAGCTGGCCCAGCCGTCGTGGGAAGACATCATGGCGGTCCTCCGAGACCGCTTTCAACGTACCTTCCGCATCGACATCGAGACCAACTCGACGGTGGACCTGGAGGCGACGGAGGACAAAGAGTCCATCGCCGAGTTCATGAATGCGTTCGGGCAGATGATGTCTGGCCTTACCCCGCTGGTGGAGCAGAAGATTCTCCCCTTCGAGGGTGCAAAGGTGATCCTCGGAGAGGTGACGCGCCGGTTCCGGTTCGGCCGCCGGGTGGAGGACGTCCTCATGGGTATGCAAGAGCCCGCCCCGCCCACGGATGAGGCTGGGAAGGCTGCGCTGGCCAAGACCCAGGTCGAGATGGAGCGGATCCGCTCGGAAGGGGCAAAACGTCTCCTGGAGGCGGAGCAGACCATCACCCAACTGCACGCGCAGGTAGCCCAGAAGAACTTGGAGCTGGTGGGCACAAAGCAGGCCGCAGATATGTCGATTGCCCAGAAAGATGTGGAAACCAAACAGGCTGTCGGCCAGATGCGCTCCGACTATCAGGGTAAATTGGTCCAGCAGCAGACCCAGCAGGCCAATGAGAAGATCTCCGCCAACGCCAAGCAAGCCTCCATGGGGTTAGAGCAACAGTTCAGCGGTCTGATGCAGCAACTGAAGGACCAGGAGCGCGCCATCCAGTCTATGGTGGATCAAGCGCAAGCCCTGGAACAACAACGAGTGGCCGCCGAGGCCGAAAGTGAGGATGACGTGAAAGAATCCGAAGTCCTATCCCTCTTTGAGAAGTTGGCGCAGAGCCAGGAACAGCTCATGAAGGCTGTGGAGCAGGTGGCAAAGATCGCTGCGGCGGACCGGGAGGCGGAAATCTTCATCGGGCCGGACGGCAAGAAGAAGAGCCGGTCCCGTACCGTCCTCCAGTGATGGGCGGGCCCGCTATGAGCTTGACTAGATCTGAAAAGAGAGTAAACTATATTGGCCCCCGGGGCCAAAGGGGGGTTGAGAATGGATACTGACCTGCAAGCCATTGTGGCTACGGCACCGACGGACCAACGGCTCTTGCTGGACGCCCTTCGCCTCCAAATATGCCGCGACGAGCAGCGCCGCCTGACGGCTGTAGGGGATGCGGCGTGGGCCCCCTACGAACTTGCCAAAGAGGACGCCGTAGGCCTCTATCGCCTATGCTTCGATAAGGCGTGCGACCTGCGCCGCCAATCCATGTCCACATCCACCACAAAGGCCACCGAAGATGACATCATTGCCGACATCGGTCGAATTGCAGCTTCGCTCTACAGTCTCGCAACTGAGGGCACAAAATCTGTCGTGGAAAGCCTTGGCGTCCCGCCATCGTAATGAGCGCGACCTTGCTCGTTCCAAACGGGCTCAGACCGAGGCAACCGATCTGGAAGGGAATGTGAAGATTGTTTTTGTCCCGCGGTCGGTTTGGTTGGGGTGGCGAAAGGCCCTCTCGCGATGATGTTTCGTCGGGGAGTCTCCATTCAGACCCGCCCGGCGGCGGGAGCTCTGCCTGCTTGGTTCACTGGTGCAGCCTCAGGCCAATGGGTAGCCCTCCCAGGCAACACCCTGTCTGCCTCGGGAGTTCTCCAAACCGGAGATGAAGCCCTCTTCACGGCCTGGGGTGGCGGCGTCTACAACACCGTGGGTGTCTACGACGGTTCTACGTTCATTCCAGGCATCTTCCTCATTATCTGGGGTGGCGGCCATGGGGATAGCAGCAGCAACGCCGTGTACGCCCGCGGTCCCCTAAACAGTGACACTCCGACATGGCGACGCCTGCGGGACCGAACCAGCACTCCACCCCAAAACGTCAGCGAAGATGGCAGCGGGAACCCCGTCTCTCGCCACACCTTCCAATCCATCGCCTACGATCCCATCAACAATTGGATGTTCTCCTCGGGCGGATTGGCTCGTTATTCCGATGCCAACGGCATCATCGAGACCCACACCTACCAATTCAACACGGCGAACCCCAACAGCGCCCAACCCTGGACCAAAAAGACCAACGCTCCCGGCGCGTCAGATGTGTCCGCCTACGACAGCACCACCGGCCTCATTTGGTCTCACCAGGACGCACAAGGCGAGGTGCAAACCTACCAGACCGCAACGGATACGTGGAGCAGCCAAATCTTCAAGAGCCCCGGCTGGAGTGGCGCGAATGCCTGTAGTGCCATCGACACCACGCTGGGGTTGTGGGCCATCAAGTGGAATGCCGGGATCAACTTCTTCCGCACAGACACCATTAACAACGACTACTATGCCCCGTCGGAAACGGGGACCGGTCCCACAGGAACCACATCCATCCTCTATGACCCCATTGTGGGTGCCTTCAAGTGTTGGAATGGGGGTGGCAAACAGCTTTTCACCTTCACGCCGCCTGGCACCTCCCCCTACCAAGGTGGCAATGCTTGGACTTGGAGCAGCAACACGCCCGCGGGTGGCGATACCCCCGACGCAGCCCAAGTAAACGGTACATACGGCCGTTTCGGTTACGTAGATAATGGCGCAGGCCTTCGCGGCTACTTCCTGTGCAATAGCGCCACCAGTGCCGTCTACTTCTACAAACCTTAATCATGGCTATCGCTCCCGCCAATCCCTCCAAAGGCCGAATCGCCTCTGGCGTCACGAACGTAGCTACCACAACAGCCGTTACGACCTCCGCGACCAGTTCCACTTTCCTGGTGGGCTTTCAATTCGAGGGTGGGGCCACCTTCACCAGTCTCGTCGATAGCAAAAGCAACACGTACACCCAGATTGGCACGGAGACAACAGCGAACAGCGGCGCGAAGTGTCGGCTTTACTACTGCCCGAATGGTACGGGAGGTGCTAGCCATACAGCCACTGTGACCGTTAATTCAAACGTGGCGATCACAGTGCACTTTCTTGAAATAACTGGCGGCAAGACAACCGGGATTCTGAATCCGACCCCGCCCGCAGCAAATGATGATCTGTCGTCCCCTTTCACGTCAAACAGCATCACTACAGCTCAGGCCGACGCGATGCTGGTTTCTTTCCTATGCGGGACGAACTCAGGATCAAACCCAGCGACGAACGCCGAGTCCACCGGTTTCACCGTCCAAGCAGGCTCGGACGAGACGGACGCCTCGCAATTCTGGACCGGCTGCTTTGCCACCAAGATTCTGACCAGCACAACCACCACCAACAGCAGTTTCACTGAGTCCGGAGCCACCACTGGCCTCGTGTGGATCGCTGCTTTCGAGGCTGCCGCGGGCGCAGCTGACACCCTCCAAGGGAGACGTTTTTATGTTAATCCTTAACCCCCACTCGGCCGGCTCCGGTTACTTCCAAAACGACAACCGTGCCAGTGGCGGCACCCTAGAGCAATCAGATGTGCAGACTTGCACCCATTGCCAGGCTGTAGTCCTTCTGCACAAGCCCAATAGCCCCTATGGCTTCTGCCGGAAGTGTGATAACGTCCTTTGCGCGCACTGCGCTAAGAAGGCTGAGACAGAGGGCTGCACCCCCTTCAAAGCCACCATAGACCGCCTCCTGGAGGAAAACTACAGGCGGAAGGTTTCTTTGCTTTAACCCTTCTTCTTTGGAGATATTAAATGGCTGTTTTCTCAGGTGGTATGGGTGCTCACACCCCGTCAACTTCTGCTGACAACTGGACTTTGACCGCTGACGCAGCGGGCGAGATGGGCCGCATCAAGTCAATCGCTTGGGGCGGTCGTGGCACGACTTCAACTGGATATCGCACCCGGTGGAGCCGGCCGACAACCAACCCGACGGGTGCCGCAACCGCTATTACGGTCAACTCGAGCAACCCGACGGCGACGGCTGTGTGCGTACTGGCTTCCACGTTCGCCACAACCCAAGCAACGTTGGCCGCTGACCCGGGCGCCAATCTGTTCGCTATCGATTGGAACGTTTTGGGTGGTGGCGGCATATTGAATCTGCCAATCGGCGGTGAGTGGGCAGTCGTCAACAGCGCGACCGCGGGCCACGGCTTCATCAGCTGCCGCAACGTCGCGGGAACTGACGCCAGCTTGTCCAGCTACAACGTAAGCTGGGAAGAGTAACCTTTGTACCCGCTGGGGCCGAGCGGCCCCAGCTTCTCTGAGCCCTCGCGATGGCTGATATTCCAAACGCCGAATACCAGTATGGCTCACATGAAAAGAACCATCTCCAGCATGCCCAAGTTTCCTGGGTAGGTCATCCCTTCCCGGGGGCCTCCGCTTCCCGACAACCCAAGATACAATTCCTCCAGGGAGACCTACTCCCGAGGGATTACGGGCACCAGCCTGAGATCTGGGGCACACAGCCCGTCAGTACGAGTCCCATCTCGACGCGGCGACCCGAAACGTACACCGACCCGCAGCAACCTTTGCTGGCGTTGGCACAAGTTAATCGCCGCTTTTTCCCGCCCGTTGTGGCCAGCACGGTGCGCCCTCAAGTCTTGGGTGCTTTCTCCACTTTGCCACAGGGCTTTGTGGACCCGTCGGGTGCTTGGGGGGCTTTTTTCCTTTTCGTGGATAGTCCCCCGAATCGGGCGCAGTCCTACACAGACCCACAGTTACCTGCTGCAGCACCCTCGACTACTTGGCGCCCGCTCCTCTCCACCCCATTTAAGACTCCGGCCCGCTTCCTGCAGCCGGCCGATGTGCAGGTGCCTGGGGTGTCCGCTCCCGAGGTTTGGGGGCAACCGCCCGCCTCCGTTGCCCCCAACACCACTCTCCTGCGGCCTTTGGCCCAAGCAGAGCTGCCGCAGCGGGTGGATCCGGCCTCTTCCTTGGCTTGGGGATTCTCTCGTAGTCTTGCGGCCATCCCGAGTACCTTCTTAGGGACTAACCCGCAAGCGGTGGCTGGGGTGGCGTCACTTGTTTGGAGGATACCCTTCCCGGGGGTTGTGGTCCCGACGGCGGGACCTCGTTTCCTCATGGGGGATGCCCCTGCGGTAGCGGTCCCCGAAGCCCAAACGTTGCCATTCGATTTCCAAGCCCTCCCGAAGGCCCCGCTCCAATTCCTTGTGACAGAGCCCGCCTACCCGATTGCCTCGATTGCTACTTGGTTGGGTCGGTTGACGGCGGAAGCCCCGCCTCCGCAAGCACCTCCACTACGCCCAATGCTCCTGACGGAGCCTCAGCCCGAATTGCTGGCCCGCCAAGTAACTACTTGGCACCAGCCACCCGAGAGTGTGGCCCCGCCACCCCCAGCGCCTGACTTAGGTGCCCACGGCGGGTGGCTGGTCAAACCTCCTGCAAAACGGCGCGCCCCCAGCAAATCCTCCCAACAAGAGATGGAGGAGTTGCTTGAATCTCTCGGGACGGTTGGGACCACTTCCGGGGACTCCCCCACGGAGCGCCAAGTGGTGGCGAAAGCCTCCAAGAGGCTGGCGCAAGCCCTCCAAAAGAAACGTCCCTCTGAGGACGACGATGAAGACGATGACATCCTCCTTCTGAGTTAACTATGCCCCTCTACTCATACACTTGTTCCTGTGGCCAAGAGGACACCCGCTTCCTCAAGTTGGCACAGTCCGATGACCCACAATTCTGCGGATGTGGGCGCCAGATGGCCCGCAAGATCGAGGCCCCCATGGTCCTCGGCGACTATGCTCCCTACTCGTGCCCCATCACAGGTCGTCCGGTGGAGGGTCGCCGGGCTCACATCGAGAACTTGAAGCGACACGGTTGTCGCATCCTGGAGCCCGGGGAGTCCGACCAAGTTCGCCGTAACCGGGCCAACTTTGAGAAGAAGTTAGACCAAGAGATTGAACGGACCGTTGAGCAGGTGGCCCGTGAGATCCACACCAACCCCACCATCTAGGAGTCACACATGGAAGAAGAGCTGAACATTGATATGGATGCCGCGCAGGCGGCGATGGATGCGGATTTCGCATCGGAGGGCGGGGATTCGGGTGGGGATGTGGGGTACGAGGTTGAGACTTCTGTGCCAGCGCCGGCGCCTGCCCCCCTGAGTGCTCCTGCGGCCCCGCCGGTGGCCCCTGAACCTTGGCGCCAACCCCCCAAGAGCTGGAAAGCCGATCTGCACCCCCTCTACCAGAAACTCGACCCCGCAGTGATGCAGAACATCCACGAGCGCGAGAAGCAAGCTCTCTACGGCATCATGCAGTACAAGTCCGCCTACGACCCCTATGCCTCCCTGGAGAAACAATACAAGCCCTATCTGGAGCAGGCGAAGCTGGCCATGCCAGATGTGGTGGGTAGATTGATGCAGGCCCACTTGGCCCTCTCCTCCCCTGACACGGCGGCAAAGCAGCAATTCTTCCAACGCATGGTCCAGGAGTACGGCCTTGGGGAGTTCCTTGGGCAGCCGGGCCAACCTCAGGGAACCCCCCAAGTCGACCAAGTCATCCAACGTTACGTAGCCCCCCTGCAGGAGACAATTCAGCGCCTTCAAGCCCGAGAGGACCAAAAACTCCTCGAACAGAGTCAATCCGAAGTTGACAAGTTCTTCGCTGACCCGCAGAATGAATTTGCGCAGGAGCTCGAATCCGACATGATTCAGCTTATCGAGAAGGGGCTCGCAACCTCCCTCGCCGATGCTTACGAAAAAGCGGTCTGGCACAACCCTTCCGTGCGGGCGAAAGCCCTTCAGAAGGAAATTGAAAAGACCACGAAACCCGTAAAGTCGGCCCCGCGTAATGTGCGTTCAGGTAGTACGCCCCCCGCTTCTACAAAGCCTCCCGGGGATGAGGATATGGACGCAACGATGCGAAGCATATTCCGGGACATTAACAATCGCTAGGAGGCCCTTCGATGGCATCGCCCAACTCAGTATTCACGGAACTGGTTACGACCACTTTCCGCAATCACCGTAAGACCCTGACGGATAACGTCACCAAAAACAACGCCCTATTAACCTATCTGCAGCGCAAACGTAAGATGCGCACGGAGGATGGTGGTTTGACGATCACCACGCCGCTGGAATACTCGGAAAACTCAACGTACCAACGGTACAGTGGGTTTGACGTGCTGAACGTCGCTCAAAGTGACGTGATGACGGCGGCTGAGTACCAATGGCGCCAGATTGCCATCAACGTGGTGGCGAGCGGCCGCGAGCTGCGTATCAATAAGGGTGAGAGTCGCATCATCAACTTGGCCAAAAGCCGGTTGAAAAATGCCATGAACACCTTCCGTAACCAATTCTCGGCCGATATTTATTCGGATGGGACGCTGAGTAACCAAGTTAACGGTCTGCAAGCGTTGGTTTCGGACGCCGGGACGGGCACCGTTGGGGGAATCGATTCCTCAACATGGGCCTTCTGGCGCAACAAGGTGCAATCGGCGGCAGCCCCCATCGGCGGCGGCGCAGCCATCACCCCCGGACCCACCACCATGGAACAGCTGATGAACCAGCTCTACCTGGAGATGGTCCGCGGGAATGACAAGCCTGATCTGGGCGTGGCCTCGAACGACTACTTTAGCTTCTACGAGCTGGGTCAGTCTTCGATTAAGCGCTACACCGGGGACGCGGGCACGGCCGATGGTGGCTTCACCAGCCTGAAGTACAAGAATATGGACATCATATTCGACGGCAACAGCGGCATCCCCGCCAGCCGGATGTACTTCCTCAACACCGACTACCTGGAGTTGATCGCCCACACAGACGCCAACATGACCGTCATGGACGAAGTGAAGCCTTACAACCAAGACGCCGTGGTGATCCCAATCCTCTGGATGGGTAACTTGGCCGTCACCAATCGGTCGCTGCAAGGCGTCATCAAGCCTTAATCTGAGGAGAATACTATGCCTGGTTTTGCAAATAGCACTCGAGTGGGCGTTCAGCCCCTCACTTCCTTCTACTCGGTGGACACGACGGAGCAATTGCTGTCGGGCGCCATCGTTCGGGGGGATGACACATGGTGGGGCGCGGGTGGTGAGTTTATGTACGTGAAAGCGGGCGGCACCATTGCCCAATTCGCGCTCGTGACCGTACTGCCCACGTTCAGCTCTTCGCTGAATCGTTGGGAGTATGTAGCCACAGAAGCCCCCAACACGGCCAACTTGGCGCGCCCGGTGGGCGTGGCGATGTCGGCTGCGACGGTGGGTCAGTTCATTTGGGCCCAGATTGGGGGCACTACGCCCATCAAAGCGGGCGCCTCGGTGGCTGCGGATACCTCATTCGGTATTACGGCTGCAGGGACGACTGGCGCGGTGGCAGCTGGGAAGCAGATTCTCAACGCTCGCGTTGTGGGCGCTGCAACCACCACGGTAGCGAAAGCTGGCTGTGTGGCCCCCAGCGGTTCCACCATCCTCTCTGTGCCGAATGCTGATGGTTGGTTCCCCGGCATCTATTTGAGCGGGACGGGCATCGCCGCCTCTACCCTCATTACCGCCGTGGACATCAGTGGTCGTCGGGTCACCCTTAACAACGCCACCTCGGCTGCCGTTAATGGAACCGTCACGGGCACCTACAACAACGCCACAATCTTCTACAACGTGGCCGTGTTGAATCGTCCGTTCGCGCAGGGCGCTATCACCTAAGCTCCCTTGGTGGGCTGGCCCGGGGTTCATCCCTTCCCTCGGGCCAGTTTCCCCTCGGGCTTGCGCCTGGGGGGCTTTTTGAAGGGATAACAGCTGAAGGGATAACAGCTATGCAAAGTAATGAGCACCGTCCACCCTATGTGGATTTTGAGCGCCGGGCCGTTGAGGACCGTAGTGCCTCTATCGCCCAGGGCGTCTATGTTTCCAAGGATGTGGACTACATCACCATCGTCCCCCACGGATCCGAGGGCAAAACGAAGATCGAACAGGTCTATGACGAGTGGCTGGCGAAAACCCGCACGCAGACGGGGCCGCGCGGCGGTTCGGATGGTGTCTACATGCAAAATAGTCGCTTCGACCCGGAGTGGCTGCAAAAGATTGAAAACATGTACGAAGCCTGGAGAAAGGGCGAGTATATGGAGGTTGAGGGGGTTCCCATCAAAGCGTGGCCCGTCGCCTCTCCCGCGCAGGTGAAGGCGTGTTTGGGCCTCCATATTTTGTCAGTGGAGCAGCTTGCCCACGCGACGGACGAGATGGCCGCCGCTTTGGGGATGGGTGGGATAGGTCTTCGGCAACGGGCCCGCGACTACCTGGCCGCCCAGACGGATCCCTCGAACAAGGTGTCTGCCGCCTTGGAGGCCGCCAAAATCGAGGCGGAACGGAAGGATGAGCGAATCAAAGCCCTCGAGGACCAACTGGCAACCCTAGCAAGTCAGATGAAAGCCCTCACCGCACCGAAGAAAGCTGCCTAATGAGCCTCTTGACAGTCATCCAGAGTGTTTGCCCGCGGTTGGCGTTGGCCACTCCGACGATTGTCATTGGCTCAACGGACCCGCAAGTGAAGCAACTCCAGGCTCTCCTGGAGGAGCTGGGGCAAGTCCTCGTGGCAGACTACAAGTGGCAAGTGTTGCGCCGCTCCGCCACGTGGACCTCCACCGCCACTGTCTCCCAGGGCTCCCTGACCACGCGGGCGGGCGCCGACTTCAAAGCCATTGTTCCCGAGACCTTCTGGAACTTCACCCTTCGCCGGCCCGTCTTTGGGCCCATCGATGACAAAGATTGGCAGATGCTCCAGGCATTTGTACCTGGTGGGCCCATCTACCAGTACCGGATCTCCGAGAACCTTATCCAATTGAATCCGACACCGGTGGCGGGGGAGTCCTATGGCTTCATTTGGGAGTCCCGTTACTGGATCCTCGATCCGGACGGCACCACCCGCAAAGAATCCTTCACAGACGATAATGACACTTGTCTCTTCGACGAGAAGATGCTCCAGGTGGGCCTACAGGCCCGGTGGAACGAGGAGAAGGGGCTCCCCTACGCGGAACTCCAACAGAGGTTCGTCAACATGGTGAATACCTACCAGATGCGGGATGCAACTAAGCCAACCCTTACGATGGATCAGTCGGCCAGTCGACTCGTGCCGGGGATCTTTGTGCCCGCGGGTAGTTGGCCCACCTAGCCGATGAAGCGGACTGCCTACCAGCGGCCCCTGAATCGACTTCAGGAAAGCCTCCAGTCCAGCCTCCCCGCTCCCATTGGGGGATGGAATAGTCGGGACCCGTTGGCGCAATTGGCTCCGACGGACTGCGTACAGCTCACCAATTGGATTGTGCGGCCGCAATCTGTACAGACGCGGCTGGGGAGTACCAACTATTTGACGGGTTTGCCGGCGAGTGCGGTGGAGACCCTTCTCGACTACAACTTCGCTCCCACACCTAAGCTCTTCGCGGCGGTGGGGACGGCCATCTATGATGCGACTACCGCCGGCGCGGCCGGGGCTGCGGTGGTGTCGGGCCTTACCAATGCTCGCTGGCAGCATGTCAACTACAGCAACAGCGCGGGCAACTACCTGGTGACCGTCAACGGTGCTGACGATATGCGGACCTGGAATGGGGCCGCATGGGCCTCTACCGCCTCCTTCAGTGGCACCGCCGTCAACACCAACACCCTCAACGGGGTAGCCGTCTACCGAGAACG